AGGGTCCACTAAAATACGTAAGTGTGACGCCAGTTATACTCAGGGTGAGAGCTAAATCATGAAATTATGCTTGCCTAGGGCAGACATAATATTGCCGTAAGTTTCGGGGTCCAGCATGGATTTCTGAATGTGAAGATCAGAGAATTTACGAACGGGAAAATCACAGTTTTCAGCACGAGACATAACAAAATTTAAAAGTTCCTTGTTTTCATGCAAATACATCTCATATTGAAAAGCAGTAAGTTTCCCTTCCATAGCATCATCATATTCTTTACTTCCATCATAGTATCTAAGAGTATTATAAAGAGTAGTCAAACTTAAAGGTCCAACTATCTTCTTCAAAGATTTATGAAATCGAAATCCACGTTTTAAAAAGCAGAGGTCTTCTATAGGTTTAGATGCACTAGATATTTCACCTTTGTCTCCATCAGTATACTTCATTCCAAGACTATTAAAATAGTCCTTAACTGTATACGCATTAAAATACTTGGCATGAGACTCGGGGGATCCACATAGTTTATCATCACCTAAAACAAAATCGGTCAGTTTCAGAAAATCAATCACGGTCGCAGTTTTACCATCTTTTTTCATTTCTCTATATAATACTAAAGCAGTAATAAATCTATTATAAAGAGAATTGAAAAAAGCAGTAACCCAACAACCAGAAGGCATAGAGTGAGTACTTAAGTACAAACGTTCCTTAATCAAAACATAAGATCTAACCATTGAAGATAATAAAAGTTCAAGAACTTTTTTATCTTCTCCGGTATAGAAATTCAAAACAATTTCTGAGATGGCATCCTGAACTTGTGAGTTCGTTCCACCATCCCAATTTCCAACATCACCATCGAATAAAATGTAATTTTTCCGTAAATGTTTATATAAAGTGTCCCAATCGAGATAAGGATTAATTCCAACAGCTATCTGGTTATTCCACATATTTTTCCTGCAATGGGCAAATAAATTGCCTAAAAATTTTTTAACTAAATATGTGTGATGAAGCGGCGCTACTCTGAAGCTGCGCGGTTTGTCTTTCTTAGCTATTGGTCTTAACTCATCTTTCATGGCTTCATAAAACAAAACATCTTTTATACTTAATTTATCCTGTCTGGCTTTGTTCAAGAAATCATCGAGTATCAATTTAAACCTGGGAGTGGGGAGTCCATTTGGAAAATCAATATAGAGGTCTTTATCTTTTTCATAACCATATCCATTTACTGAGTTTTTATTCAACGGAGATAAATCTTCGTTGCCTTTTATAACTTCAGTATCAGAAATTTGGTCAAATTTTATCATGAAACTTGAAATACATTTCTTTGCGAAATCTATTTCATCCTGGGGAATCGTGGGGATGGGGCTAAAACTTTTCGAAGATATTTTTAATAACGTTTTCGATCCAAATACTTTAAAATTGGGAGGGACTTTTTCACCTACTTCTTCAACTAAAGGAGTCAAAGAATCGTGAAGTTCAGATGGAACAAAATTGGAATCAGAAATTGGAATTTTAGATTCAAAAACGTTATTAAATAATCTTAATCCTGAGAAATCTTTTTCTTCGACGTTAACAATATCCATATCGCTATATCTGTTGTTATCGTCGAAAGCTGCTTTTAATTCATCCAAAAACTTTTTCGGATAAATTATTGAGAATCCTAAGTCATCATTGCCTGCAATGTGACTTCCAATTAAACCGTTTATGCTATCTACAACCAGTGTACCGCATAAACCTTGAGATGAAAGGCTATA